GCCGTGTTCTGCTCTGCCACCGACACTGTCACTAATGCACTTACTGCCCTTTACGAGCGGGTGTATTATCACTGTGTCGATGGAGTGTTCTCCGTGCCGTACAAACCCTCTTACGGCTCGGTTAGTGCCTTGCTGAAACCGTTCACTATGGCCATGCGTGGCTGTGTTGTGCCTTCCACACCGTTGTCCTGGATGGATTTTCCTTCCAGGTACTACGTGGGTCGTCGGCTAGCCAGCTACACTTTGGCCTTAGATCGACTACTCAGCGGGGGCTTCAAGCGGTCTTACAGCAAATTGCGTTCATTCTTGAAGCATGAGAAGCTACCGCTTGGCACTAAGCGCATAGTGCCACGGCTTATTCAGCCGCGAGCTCCTGAATATAACATCGTAGTCGGATGTTATATTCGGCACTTGGAACACAAATTATATCACGACATTTCCCACGTATTTGGCGACCATCCCGTTGTTATGAAAGGTTACAACGCATATCAGGTCGGCGAGTTCTTCCATGAGGCCTGGGACACTTACCACGACCCAGTTGCCCTCGGTTTGGATGCAAGTCGCTTTGACCAGCACATCAACCCCGCACTATTGGAGTGGGAGCATCAGCACTACACCAGGCACTATCCCGGAGACGGACGTCTGAAGGCCTATTTGCATTTGCAGAAGGTCAACAGCGGCTGGATCCGGTGCCCAGATGGCGTCCTCAAGTATAGTGTTGACGGTGGTCGGTGTAGCGGTGATATGAATACTGCCCTTGGGAACTGTCTGATAATGTGTGGCGCGGTGTATAGCCTCTGCTATGGCATCCATCATCGGCTGCCTCGCAGGGTCAGGGTTTTTGATAATGGTGATGACTGCGTTATCATTGGTGAGCGTGATGACGTCACACTCATACGCGATGCGGTTGTTCCATTTTTCGACACCCTGGGCCTGGTCATGAAGGTTGAACCTTTGGTCTCACGACTGGAGGCTGTATCCTTCTGCCAAACGCAACCCGTCTATGATGGCCAAAAGTGGCGCATGGTACGTGATCCGAGATTGTGTCTGTCTAAGGACGTGACCTTCCTGAATCGCACCTTCGCTAGCATTGGCCTGAGTGCGCAATTGCATGCAATTGCTGAATGCGGACTCGCGTTGACAGGGGGGCTACCTATCATGCAGGCGTTCTACACATCCTTGCCTCGTGGGCATAAGCGTGCCTGTGGTCCAATCGACCCTCGGTTTTATGACACCGGCATGTTTATGATGGCGCGCGG